TGTAGCAGTAAAAGCAAAACAAGGTGTTTTCCTCGGAGGATACCCGCCACTGGGATATGACATTATTGACATGGAATATGTAATAAATGAATACGAAGCTCGGATAGTGCAAAAGATTTTTGAGATGTATGCTGCCGGAGATAGCTATAATAGAATAATAGATAATTTACAAAGCTTTAAAGGCAAAAGAGGAAAACCTTTGGGTAAAAACAGCTTATACAGCATATTAACAAACGAACGATACATCGGGGTATACACGTGGAATAAAAAGAAACATAAGTATTTTGGTAAATGGGCAGGCGGGAAACCAAATCCGGATTGTGTTCGGATAGAGGGTATTATCCCCCCAATAATAGAACTGGATCTGTGGGAGAAGGTGAAAATACGCATGGGCGATAATAAGAAAAGAGCTGCGAATAAGGCAAAACATGAGTATTTACTAAGCGGATTAATTGAATGCGCTGAATGCGGAGCTGCGTATGTAGGACATACCAGCACCAATAAAAAAGGATATAGTACAAGGTATTATTGCTGCGGAAATAAATATCGCACACGAACATGCAGATCAAAAAATATTAACGCTAATGAGATTGAAGTTTTTGTTAATATGCAGCTAAAAGCGTATTTGTTATCAATGGATTTTAAAGAAACGGCTCAGAATATTGCTGATCAAGTTAATAAGGCAAGCGCTGATTTAGTAAATGAGAAAAAAGAACTTGCTGATATTACGTTAAAAATTAATAATGGGGTAAAAGCGGTGATGGCCGGGATGAACTTCCCTGAGCTTGATGATGAAATAGAACGCTTACGGGTTCGTAAAGGTGAGCTACTGGATATCATTGCCCGGAAAGAATCAAATAAAAGAAAAGTGGACCCGGCAAAGATTGTTGAACTATTCCAGTATGCTATCGATAATTGGGAAGTTGATAAGAAGAATATCGTTAAACACCATATAAGCAAAATATACGCCAACATTGACGGAAGTTTCTCCGTAAATATTGGCGTACATATTAATGGTTGCGGAGGTGCGCAATATGCCATATGTACTATTCACAGTTAAAAAAAATAACTCCGACCAGAGCCGGAGTCTTTATATATAAAGGAGGTTATACCGTACTTACCATGTCAAAATCGACACTTGCCTACGTTTACCGTCATGAATCAATTTGCCGTCAACAGCTAATGCGATGCTGCCGCCGCTATCGCCGCCGATACCGCATGTATCGTTATTTTTTGTTTTACAACCTAAGGTACGCATAAGGCTTCTCAGACTGCGCGCATTAGTCTTTTTTATTGCAATAACTACCTTGCCGATCTGGCGGTTGTATCCGAATCCAGGACGCAAACAGACTGTGTTGTATATATAGTCGTTGGACTGACCCCAGCCTTCGGCTCTCATGCTGTCACGAAGGTTTGTGCTACCGTTTGCTTCATAATCCAGGTTATACCCTTGGAAAGCAAGATGAATGTTCTCCACATCAAGTATACTATCTTTTCCAATTGTTTTAACTTCAACGGTACCGTTCTTGTAAATAATTAACGTGCCTTTTTTCGATTTCTCCGAATGATCATATTCCATAAATGGAGACTGAATTTTCCCGTCCGCAATGGCAAGCCGATACGGCCTATCATCTGAACCGTAAAAGCAACAATTTGCAAAGTTGGGCAGGGTCTTAATCAATTCTGTCGGCAATTTCTTTTCAGCTCCACGCATCCATATATGAGACAAAGCAAGAGGATCAATCTCAATCACATCTGCACCGTTTGATTTGTAATGCTTGAATTTTTTTTGTCGGTAATCCCACCTACGTTTTGGACCAACATCAATGTGCATGAAAGTATTGTATAACCCCACACCCAACGCTCCGCATTCCTCCGCAATATCCCGCAGGGCCTCGTCATATGGATGACTGCAATGGATATCTGCTGCCATTCCGTACATATGGTACGAATTCGGGTTAGCCTTAGGATCGTTAGCGCAAACTCGGGCATTGAATTCAGGGCAGCGGTATGCTATGGGTATGTCTATCCGTCCTAATCGATCCCGTATCCGCTGCAGCACGTAAACCAGCTCCATATCAACCTTTACTTTCCCACAGTGTTTACAGGCGAATTCAGATAGTTTGAAATTTTTTGCAAGTTGGATGTTATTTTCTACTGTGTAACTCATTTCCCCCCACCACCAATAGAGTTATTTATTATCCCGTCATCTGCCCAATCTTTTGCCCAATTAAACCACTCCTGCAGCTTTTCCCTTAAAGCGGCTTCCGGAACAAATAGCCGAAGCCATGCGGGCACTAACGAGTACACATGACTAAATACATATTCAAACTTTGCTTTGCCCTCTCCGGATGAGAACGCCATCTCTGCAGCCAACATCATTTTATATGCGATTTGCCTGAGCGCATCCCAACGTTTTTGAACCGCCAGCACCACTGTAATTATGAGAAAAACCATGATGATAACAATAGAAGCTAAATTTTGAGTGATAAATTCTTTCATGAATCATTCCTCCTCTTCCAGCCTGTCAATTCGATGGTGAGCTGATTTTGTAGATTGCTCCACGACAACCATCCGTTCGACCAGGCTATTGTGTTTCTCAACTTTTTTTTCAAGTTGATCAATACGATAAATTGTTTTACTGCCTGTAATAAAACCTGTGAGTACACTGCTTATCACCGCTGCAGTAGCTGAGATTAATGCGATTATTACGGTATCACCCATAATGCCCGTCTCCTTTGTGCCTTTTACTTCGACTCCATGATATCAGCTAGATTTAACAGAAGACGCAATAAAAAAAATAGAGCGGTTTCCCACTCTATTTCAACTTATATTTTTTCTTATATTCCAGATAGGATTGATAAAATTCATAAGCAACGGAGTTCATGCCCATCCTGATCGCCCGCTCCGCTTCTTTTTTTCTTTGTGCGGATAGGTCTGTTTCCTCCAGCTCCCGAATTGCTTGCCTACCCTCCGAAAATTGTTTTGCTAATGCGCCGTACGCTTCTTTGTACTGTTCTATTAACGTAACAGCTTTTGTGAGCTCCTCATCACTTAAATGTTTTACTGACCTGCTAATTCCTTTTTTCATCTCATTGACGTACTTTGTAATCTCAGTTCCTGATGTATAAAACTTATCCATCGCCTGATTAGAGTATGCCACATCCACAACGAATTTTTTAATAACCGGATATTGCGACACATCCTTTGGGTCGACAGCAAGATTCTTACCTAGATCAGGCACCCGCCAGAAAAAGTCTCCAACACTCCCGGTATATGCCCGAACTAAATGATCTACTTTCTTAGGTGATATATCCATACCCACATTCTTAGCCCACTTGCCCAAAGCCTTTGACAAAGAACTGGTGTTTGCTGTGTATCTCAGATACTCAAATTCCTGTTCATCTGCCAAGGACTCTATTGGTGCGCCGGTCCAGGTCTTGTTAGATTCAATATCGACTATCGGACCCACACCGGAGGGCATAAACAAATCCACAGTAGACTTAACCGGTTGTCTTGGATCAAAGTCAAAGTTCACCACAAACTGTTCCATTAAGTCAGACCAGGCATCCGGATTATTCGACCGAAGTTTTTCGACAATCACTTCCGGCAAACTCCCAAATATCCAGGCATAGCCGTACGGCTTTGGTATGGGTACGAATATACCCTTACCAACATATATGTTCCATGCAAGCGCTTTTCTCCATTCGGGAAGCTCCGTGTATGCTGCCCGGCGTTCATCATTTGATGTATTAATAAAGTAATTAACGAGTGTCGGCAGCGTGATATAAAGCAGACCTCTCAACAGGGTTCTGTATGGATGGTTTTTAAAGCTCTCATAAATCCTCGCATTACCTTGCGCTCCGGCGTTAAAGAAAGCTCTTATTTTATTGATCTCTCGACCATAATACCCGGCACGTGCAAAGTCAACCGACAAGGCACGCCCCCAAACAGCAGCAGTTTTAGCATTAACACCTTTTTTTCGTGCTTTTTTATACTCGGCAACACGCGGACCTAACTCCGACCAATTAATCGCATCCCGGAGCGCCTTGAATGGTAACCTCAGTAATGCTCGTGTTGAATTCATAGCCTTGTTTCGAGTGCGTTCATTGTTGTTTACGGACATTTCTTTTGTGTTGGCGACAGCCCTTTTAAATAGCGCCCCGATATCGTAACCTAACAGCTCATCCTCTTTCATTTGCGCCGTAGTTCTGGAGCCAAGATTAAAAAACTCAGTGCCGCCACCCGACCGGATGAAGTCTTGATAGTGTTTATCTTTCCGAAATGCGCTAAGATAGCCCTTAAAAATATCCCTTAGTGTTATCCCTGCATCCGATTGGATAAGGGACTCGAATGTATCACGAGCCATGTTACGCATCATAAAATCAATGGTAGTCACTGCGCCCGCTTGCAATACTCTTTTAGGTACATTTAGTGCCCGGATTATGAAGTGACTTTGCTGCCTGTTCAGACCCTTGATTGCTTTGTAAAGTTCAGGTTCTACATAGTAGAGCTTTGGTTTTCCCTTTTCGTAAATAGTAATCTCGCCATTTCGTTCACTGTAAAGCGGTCTAAATACCTTAAGAACTGTTTCCATCTCATCATCAGACATTTTTTCAAGCACCTTTAAAAGCTCGCTGTTTTCCGAGCCTGTCGCCATATCTCGGAGCTGCTTTTTTATTTCGTCTACCGAGAATTGCGTCATTTTCATTCCCGGCGGTAAAGCCTCCATGATATCACCAGAAGCTTCAAGGGCGTCAGTGATTTTCTTTAAATCAAGCAGTACCTTGTTTGCTTCTGCAGCACGTCTAATAATGAATGTGTCGGCTATAATACTCTCTAACGGGTCAATAATGGTCTTGCCTGAGCCGGTTGCCTTTTTAACGATCTTTTTGCTCATACCGAGAGTTCTACCGGCCCCCGTGCGGTGCGTTTCGATTGCTTCCTGGATGCGGTGCAGCGGCATGTGATTTGGATTGTTTTTACGGATTTCCTCCGCATCCTTTGCGGACATTATCTCGCTGTCAACAAGCATCTGGAAATTGTTATCCTCCCACTGCCTGAGACCTTTAAACACCAACTCGAAATGGGGATACTTTTTTTCCAGAGCCTGGATGTTCGATTGATAGACGTAGTATGGTTGTGGCATGTCCAACTTCCGAGTTTCGTAATCCACCGCCCTCCGTGAAACAAGGTAAGACAAAAAGTCCTCATGCTCTTGCTTGGGATCGCCACCCCGTTTTTTGATTTTCTTTAGGCTGATGGGTTCGAGTAACTCTCCTAATGATGCACCTATTACCCGATTGTTAAGATCAAGCTGCTTATCAGTAAACATGTTTTCTATCTTTGACTCCAGCCCTGAGTATACCTGAGTAGCGATATCTATGTTTCGTCCTTTATACCCGGTCTCATCCGCTAACTTTTGAATACGCTTAAACGGACCCTTATCATTTATCCAGGCATCATAAAATTTATGAAATATATTCTCCTGGGGTTTTCCCGTGGATTTCCGGCTTTCCCCCCGGGATATATCCGCATATATCCGCTTATTATACGGTAGGTTTGCATATTGGGAGATCTCGTCTCGGAGTTGACCAAGGAAATTCAGAGAGTCTTTATCCAGCTTTGATTCAAAATATTCTGTGAATTTAGGTGCTTTTTTTGACAGACCATCAGGGTTGGTTAAATAGAGCCGCATAAACTCCGCCGCCCCCTCCATCCGCACCTGTGCTTTTGTATAGCTGCTACGGGATGTGACTGCACCCAGACGCATTAATTCAGAATCAAATTCTTTTGATTTACTGAAACCAAAAAGCTTATCGAAATGATGCCCCAGCTCATGTGAAATAACGGGTAGATTATTCGTCACCTTTGTCCGAATAACACTGCTTTTATTCTTATAGATACCGTATGCCCGATGTCTGAATCGACCTGTCCGGATAGGAACTCCGGTAAACTTTTCTATGATCTGGACAATATCATCTACCGATTTTGAACGTTCGCTTGTACCGCTGCTTTCCGGAATAGAAGCCGCTTGAGCTTGAGGTGCAAAAGACTGAGTCTTTTCACCGTTTACTCTGGTTTGGTCCCCATCTCTCTTAGTTTTTGAGATATGACTTTCTTCATCCGTTTGCCCGATTCTATTGCGCCTTTCCTGAGCGCCTCGACTTCGGATCTCGTCAGCATTTCGGAAGTTGTGGAGGATATGGGTTCCTTCAGCTTGCGTGAGTTCTGTTGCTTCATTTGCAATCCCTCCATCTTTAAGTGCTGAATTAATATTAACACGACCAAATTTATTATACAAGGCTTGAACAGTTTCTTTTTTTATCGCGATAATTTTTGGTGATTTGCCACGACCCATAGCAAGGGTTGAAATTGAAACAACTTTACCACCATTTGATTCTATATGTTCCCGCAACCCTCTTATTGTACCCCCTTGTGTTATAACATCATCAACTAAAATATATTCCTGCCCTTTGATTACAAGGCCGTCAAAATATACTGGCTGGAATAAACGCTCACCGCTGGATTTTGATGTCCGTTGAGCACGGTTTATTTGTATAATTGGATCGGATATTTCCAGACCCGTAATTTCACTAATCAGCTGTGCATAAGCATTAGGTAATTGGTTTTGTCCTGTTGATTCCTCGGCATGAACAAAAGCAATCACGGCATTGGGATATTTCCGGCCCAGCTCCCGGATTAAAGGTATTTTAGCCACTCTGAGGACTAATCCTGTCGCCGCTTTCTCATCCCCCGCTTTTGCTCTCTTATGCAGATCCAGGTTACCGTTTCGCTCATTCTTCAACCCTGAGAGGTTTGTCATATTCACCAACTCCGGGAAATCCTCCGACCAGGGCAGTATCTTTTCACGTTTCTCAGGAACCGGCATAGGTGTGTCAGGATTTTCTACTGCAGCCATGCCACGCACCGCAGCTTTTGTTTTTGTCGGTTTAAAATAGGATTTTGTCGGCATGAAATACTGAGTATCATTAAAGTTTATACCCTTACCATCCAGTGAACCCCGAGGGGTTGATAACACGGCGCCCACGGTTTCGCCATCACGAACGCCAATAAGGAAAGCACTGTTTCCGCTGGGTATGATATGTGCCGATACCCCCATTTTGTCTAGGAAATCAACCTCTCTTTCTAGAAACGCATGGTGTGTTCCGTCCTGTGCGGTAAAAACAAGATAGCCTGGGTTTACAATCCTCTTGCCTTTTGTATCCGACACGGGAGTAGCTACCTTTAAAGGTGGACTTAGCACTTCGTTTTCCGGTGTTGCCTCTTCTCCGTGCTTTAAAATACGCTGCGATAAATCCGAGATATCCTTGTCTTCTATTTTACCCCCGCCTTTATACTTCTGCTTAATTCCTTCGTATTCATTCTCGCTAAGTCTGTATATCCCATAGCCTGTAGTTATTGCTGATTTATCCACAGAAATACGGTTACTACCACTAATCAGCCTATCCACGCCCTTTGGCATATTTACAGCTGCCGGTCTTACTCCCAACTTGTCGAGGACAACAGCAATCTTTGATGGTTTGTTCACGATGTCAAAGTCACCATCGTCCGGTATCTCGGCGTGGATCATCTTCCCCCTGTCAAATTTCTCGTCACCTAAATAGCCCCGGACTAACTGCTCAATAAACGACTGCTTTTGATATGCACTAAATCCGTGCTTATCACCTTTAGAAATATTTAAGCTGTTTATAATCGCCTCTGCATCCGCATCATCCGGAAGACTATAAAGGGTGTCATAAATCCCCCTTTGATTTTTATTAAACTCTTTTAACTCTGTCTCATTGGCAGCTATTTTTATTCGCTTTTTTGTTTTTTCTATAATTGCCGTAGGCGCCGGAGCTGGTTCAACGCTTGCAGTAGCAACTTGTTTTATATCTGGATAATCTTTAAGAACTTCCCCCGGAACCTGTTTGCCTTGCGCTATTGCCTGTTTAATAGATTCTTTATGTAACTCAATAACATCCTTGCCGTCCCGGTATCTACTCCCCTGTTCAAGTATTATTTCTTGCGGTACCTGCCAATCCTCTTTGCTAAATGATTCTTCTACCTGTCTACTCCGCTGCAATTTAGCTTGCCTTTTGTTATACTCATCAGTAATGCCCTGTATAAAGTCTTTATCTTCCCGTAACGTTCCGGCGATACTTTTTTCAATTGCTTCAAACTGTAGCTTTTGGTTGGGATACAGGTCTGGACGTAGGACATCACGCAACCTTTTTATTTTTTTAGGTTTATCACTATCATGTAGAGCCTTATCAACTAACGTTTTATACCCCATTATTTCCATAGTCCGCTCAAATGCTTCACTTTCAACAGCCCTCTGCTTTTTCCTCTCCAGTTCAGTATTTTCCGCTTCCGGGGACACTTTAATTGCTTCTCCATCGGTTTGTGCTGGTGCTGGGGTAGAGATCTGTACATCCGGTACTGGCGGCAATAACACGGGAGGTGGTATAGATGCAGGTACAGGAGCGGCTTGC